CAGTTCCACCTTCTGCTGAATTGTTGTACTGAGCGTCTCCAACTATTACCTCATCTAAATCAAAAATTCTTGCTAAAGCTGCTTTTGCTGCATCTTTGTCCGCGACTTTTACATATTTAAGGCGGTCGATAATATCAGGATGATCAAGAAGTTCAATGTAAGCATTGTGCGATAATAGTAATGTATTAGCCTTTTTACCACTTGCTGTACGAACAGCTTCTTTACCTGTTTTAATATCACCAATAGGATCTGAATTAGTATAATCACTCCACTGGTCTGTACCTGATAATGTTGTATTACTAGTCATCGTTGCTGTCGCTGATACGGCAGTTGCCATCGCTGATTCCTTAATTACAAGCAATCTTTCAGTTATATTTTCAGTCGCATCAATTTTTGGATGAATTGGAGCTTCTGCCTGTTCCATGTGTTCATCTGGAACAAGTTCCATTAGAGCGTATTCCTTCAATACGTAATGGTCACCAATTGACACACTATGTCCGACTTCATTGGTCTTTGAGCCAATAGAGCGGAGTGCTTTAACAATGCGTAGATTATCCATTGCATAAGTTGTAATCTTCCCAGTATCCTTTTTTACTGTAACAATTGGAAAAAATCTTTCAGCGACATAATTCTCATTACTATAAGCCAAAGAGATGTTGTCCAGTTGGCGTGATGTATATAAACTTGCTGTTTTTTGCATTTTATAAAGTTGTTAAATTTTTAAAAATAATTAGTATCTTGAATTTCTGCAAGACAAATCTACCTCAACAACCTCAGTTCCACTTTCTGTTACTGTTTGTGTTGTTGATTCTAGAACTACACCAACAACAGAATCATTTCCAGTTGTAGTTGTTCTTATTCCGCCGTTAGTATCAGCCTTAACTACTGCATTGCGGGTTAGTTGAGCGTTAGCCACAAGCTTAGCTGTACCGTCAAGCTGTACGGTAACATTTTCTCCAGAACTAGCCGAGTGCATAGAAGTTCCTGTATTTGGCGTTGTTGAAGATGTATTGTGATGTACAGTATTATCTGATGCACCTAATCTAACAACCTTGTTTGCGTTGATTGAACCACCAGCTGCGTATGTTCTAGTGTTTCCTACTATAAATTGACTCATTTTAATTTAAGTTATTGATATAAAAATTAATCTTGAGGAAGTAAATCAGGACGCTCAGAATAAACACTTTTTAATGCTTGCCCAAAAGAGACTTTATCTGTTTTTACTTTTTCCTCTGCAAGTTTAGTTGCTTCTGTATCTTTGTCTTTTATTTCAGTGTCGGCTACACCGTATTCTGAGAAATCAACAGTTTTAACAGATTTAAGTAAACTTGTAGCTTCTTTGATTTGCGAATCAGAAAGTGTCGCAAAAAACTTTGAAGTTTTTTCCGTGTCTTCCTTCGACAAACCAGTTGAGTTTGTTTCTGATAATTGTAATTCTTTTTCAACATTTGTAGAAATTTCAGCGAAACGAAGTTTGCTTTTAAGCTTATCGTTTTCTGCTCGGTTCACTTCGTTTTCTGCTTTCAATTCAGCAAACATTTTTTGGGTAGATTCAGAAAGCTCAGTCCCTTCTTTTTTCTTTTCTTTTTTCTCTTCTTCTTCTTCTGGCTTGTCATCAATTGTTTCAACGTCTTCTTTGATTTCTTTTGCTTCTTCTTCGGAAAGAGTAGCAACCATTGTTTTCAATACTTCTTTTTCGCTTGCAGTAACAATATCTTTTTTTGTTAAAGATTCTGCAAATAGTTTTAGTGCTTCCATATTTTTGGATAAATTAAAAAATAAATTTTCGCTAAATGTTGGGTTGATTGCTTTATCAACTGGTCGATTAGTCAATGCAACGCCTCTAAGAACATTGTTGAATGTTTTTTTAGTTCCATCTACGATTGCTTCAAAATTGTTTTCAAACTCAACCGAGAAATACTTAAAAACACCTTGTTGGAACATTTTTTTACCATCGTCAGTATAATCCTTAAACTTAGCTAAGAGTTTATTGCCCTCTTTGCGTACAGATGAAAACCAAGCATAAGCTTGATGATCAGGATCGTGATTTTTATCAACGGCAAGTTCTAGTCCAACAACATTTTCATTAAAATTCTTTTCCATTTCAGACAAATCGCTTGTCTTTATTTCAATTTTTTTTCCCCTATAGATTTTTTTGCCAGCAGAAAGAATCTCAAATTCTTTTGAGTTTAAATCTTCATCGGAAAGTTCCGCAAAATTGATTTTTTTTGAAATTACTGAAAATTTGTTTTTAGACATTTCGCTACAATTAAAAATTAGAAAATTGTAGCGTTTTCATTCTTAGGTTAAGAGCTTTTTATTTTTATGTCAAATTTTATTAATCAATTTGTCTTAAAAACTCTTTTCTTTGTTCTTCTGCAATTCTCTCTTCTTCCTCTACTCTTTTTCTGCGTTCATATTCTGCAATAATTAATAGCGGCCATAATGGGAAATAATATTCAGTTGAACCGTGATGTAACCCCATTCCTCCGACAACATTTGAATTAGATTTTATATTTCCCTCATTGTTCAATTGCTGGAAAGTTTTTATTTTAAATAATAATTCAGCTGTTTTCCCGTTTGGATTCAAATCTTGTACTTTGTTTTTTGGAACTAAAACCTTAAATTTTTTAACTCCTTCTTTTTCTGCGTTTGTGAAAATCAAGTTATTAAACAATGCCCGAGGATGAGTAACAATTGATAGTTTTGTAATATTCCTATTCATTTTTATATTTTTTGTCTGCTTCACGACAAGATTTATTGAAGCTTTTTGTGTGAAATTATCAAGCAATCTTTCCAGGATACGTCTCCCCTCATTGGAGATAAACCCTCTTACATTAGATAAATGCCCAGCTCTGAATGCGTTGAGTGTACCTGCATCTATGATTATATCGGCAAGTTGTGTAACTTTATTCATCTCTTTCATTGTATTGTTTGCCATTTTTGCAGAATCTTTCATCAATTCTGCTTCATAGTTTTTTTGCTCAAAAATGGTTTGGAGTTTATTGAAAATGTTTTTTACTCCCTTTTGTGTTTCTCGTAACAGAGTTCCGTTTCCAAATGTGGCAATTGTTTCTATTCCTGCGACTTTTTCAGTCTTTGATTTTTTGTATTGAGTTGTTAAAAAACTACGCAACTCTGTTTCTGCTTTAACAAGTTGAGTTTCATACTTGTTTTTCCAAATATCCTCCAAATGATTCTCATGTTCATTAATATTTTTCTGAAAAATCTTTTCTTTTCCGCTTACTTTTATTTCCGAAAAGTTTAAGATTTTTTTTTTACTACTAAACTTTTTTTCTTCTTTAATCTTAGGTTTTTGTTCAATCACTTCTTCCTCTTCATCTCGTTCAGGCAAATTCATGTTCTCTCTAACCCAATCTTTGAGCGTATCATCAGGAACAATTACCCCAGCTTGAACTCCTGTATTAATTGCGTTCATTAAGGCTTGATCATCAATACTTCCAATTTCAGTTGCGGTTAATTTTGGATAAAAGTCTTGTACTCCAAAGTTAATAATAATCAATTCTTTGATAGCATAATTAATCTGTTGAGCTACGTATTTTGCCGTTGATTGTAGAGCGTTTAAAAAGAAGTCAATATCAACTTTGCTCTTAGCATATGATCCCCCACCGTTATTATTCATTAAAAAAGTTGCAAGAACATTCATGTGAATCATTTCGTTGTGATGTTTAATTGCCTCAGCGGTTGCATTATTCTTACCACTGCTTCCTGCTGTAGCAATCTCAAAATCCCAACTTTTCTTTTTAACAATATAAGATTTTTCATTACTTTTTAAATTTTTACAAATATTTTCTGCGGCTGTTATTTCATCATCATCTGCATTGTCAGGAATTGTCATCATCGGTATTCCCACCCCTTCCCTCTCAATTGCTATCATCTGAATTTTTTCAGCAAAATCCTTCATCTTCCAATCTTTGAAAGCCGTGCGTAACACTGATTGTCCCTCGTAATTATTACCCTCTTTTTTGTGTGTAAATATAATTAATTTACTCATGGGAATCTGAGGGTTCATCATCACAATATTACCTACTGAATCTTCTGATGATTTGAGTTGTTGAGTTATCCCCTCGTTTTTATTTTTACCACTCCCGAATCCTTTTTTAGTATTCCAATACAAATGAGCCGAAGGTATACGAGGAGCAAACTTACGCCATCCAATCAGTCCATCATCTCTTAATTTAAAAACTTTCTCAAAATAATAAAATCCGAATTCTAAAAAATTCATCGCTTCTTG